TTTACTTTGATTAAAATTGCTAAATTAAGATAGAGATAAGGAGAATTTATGAAAGGTTGGATATCGTTACACCGCAAAATATTAGAAAACCCGATTATAGCTACGAGCAAAATATTTTCAAGATTTGAAGCTTGGATATGGCTACTACTAAATGCGAATCATGCACGAGCTAAGGTTGTTATAGGCTCTGAAATGTTCGTAGTTGAGAGGGGGAGTATGATAACAAGTCAAAAGAAGCTGTGCAAACAGTTCAAATGGGGAAATAGCAAGCTACGTTCTTTTTTAAAACTTTTAGAAAAAGATGACATGATTAAAGTCAAGACTACATCTATACTAACTTGCATAAGTATAATGAATTATGATACTTACCAAGATTCTAAACCGGAGCCAAAGCGGAACCAAACTGACAATAAACTGCGACCAAATACAAACAATAAGAAATTCAATAATAAATATAATAATGTATATAAAAACAACAGTTTTAAATTTAAAAAATTTGAACCATCTGATGGAGATATTGGGTCGCCTAAGTATTGGGAGAATTGGGAGAAAGAGGAAATGCTTAAACGGAAAAAAGCGCAAGAGCTTGACAGGATTCTTGCTGAAGAAGAAAAAAGGGAGAACATAAAAAATGGACAGTAGACTTTATACTAATATCCTTTATGAACTTATAAATATAGGAGTGTTAAAGCAAGACGAGGTGATTATTGCTTGCTTAAAGTACATGTCAGATAAAGATGTTGAAGGCATGATGAGAGCTAATGAGTTTTTAATTGATGAAGAAGATTATAACAATGACTAATAGTCAAAAAAAATACATAGATTGGATTAAGTCAGGGGAGTGCCTAATTTGTTGGAAGCCAAACCCTGACCCTGACCATTTGGAGGCTATCGGCATGGGGGGAAATCGCAAGAAACACACACTCAAACACTTCTCTTGTATCCCCCTATGTCGCCTACACCATACAGAAAGACACTCTCTTGGTGTTACAGGATTTCAAGAAAGGTATGGAATAAATTTGTATAAAGAACTGTTTAAAAAATTCAGGGAGTTTGTATGCCAAGAGATATTAAAGGATATATAGAAAGGTCACATAAAGACACCGGTGCTTGCTGTATGTGTAAAAAGAATTTTTCAGGATGGTGGTATAAAAAATATCACCACAAGTCAATAAGACACTTATTTGAAGACAATACTCCATTGATTATATGTAAAAAGTGTGCAGTCAGAGAAGGCGGAAAAAAAGTTATGGCTGTGTTTTTAGGAAGATGGAAAACGGTTCAAAATATAGAATAATGCCTACGACTATGAAAAAAAGTAACTTTGATGTAGACTTGGATTTTGGAGAAGTTCAAGAGCAGTTAATCGTAGACATGTTTGAGCATGATGGGAGAATAGAAGTAAAGACTGAAAGGGATATATGGCAATCAACAGGAAATATAGTCTTTGAGATAAAATATAAAGGAAAAAAATCCGGAATTAGTAGCACAGAAAGCACTTGGTGGGCTCAGGTATTAAATCGCAATAATGAAAACCTGATGATGCTGACCTTTAAAGTCAGAATATTAAAAAAACTTTTGAAAAAGATGTATTATGATAAAAAAGCTGTTATCAAGAAGGGGGGAGATGACAACAACAGCGCTATGATTGTAGTTAAGATTCACGACCTTATCGATGAATATTTGTATTATTAAATATAAATGTCTTATATTAACGACATATTTTTTAGGGAAAAAACAAAATTAGGGATGGTTACAATGTTCTCTTTAACTCTAACTCCGAACATGCCAACGCAAAAAGTTGATAGCCATCCCTAAACACAATGATTAAAGAAACTATTATAATACCGCACAGCATACACTCTCGGAATATATTAGACCGAAAGCATTGGGCGTGGAAAAGCAGTTTAAAAAAAGAGTATCAACTATTAGTTAGAAATCAAATGAAGCTAAGTTCTATGGTTAAGGCTAAAAGCTCAATTCGCTATCATCTAGAAATTAAAAATTATAGAAAAAGGCTATTAGACCACGACAATTTAGTCGGAGGAGCTAAAGGGCTTATAGACGCTTTGTGGTACGAAGGATTTATATTTGATGATTCAAAAAAATATATATACACACCTAGAATATCGCAAGTAAAAACATCAGGAGAACAATATTTAGAAATAACAAGGGGAATAGAATGAAAATAGCTGAAGTAGATGTTTATGATTTAAAGCCATCTGATTATAATCCGAGAACTTTAAAAGAAAAAGAATATAATCAAATTAAAAAATCTTTAGAAAAATACGGATTCGTAGAGCCTGTGATAGCCAATAGTCACAAAGGAAGGGAAAATGTAATTATAGGAGGGCATCAAAGAGTTTCAGTTGCCAAAGACTTGGGGCTTAAGAAGGTTCCTGTTTTTTATGTTAAGGCAAACGAAGAAGATGAAAAAGAGCTAAATATAAGATTGAACAGAAACACAGGGTCTTTTGATATGGATAAGTTGGCAAATCTTTTCGACTCTGACGACTTACTAGATTGGGGTTTTGAAGAATGGGAGTTAGGTTTTTCTAAGGATGACATGAAAGAAGACATAGAAACTGAAGGAGAGCATACTTGGGATGACAATGTTCCTAAGATTTCTTACACTATAATATTTAATACTGAGCAAGAGCAAGAAAAGTGGTTTGAGTTTATGCGCCTGTTGAAAAACAAATATAATAACATAAACACTCTAAGTGAAAGGCTAGTTGAATATATGGAGGAGAATCCGGTTGCCAATATATAAAGAATATATAGATGAGAATGTTTACGATACTTCAAAAAAACGTATAGCGCATGTATACGATATATTCGATGATGTAGCTGTAATGTTTAGTGGCGGAAAAGACAGTTTAGTTTGTCTTGAGCTTGCCCGTGAACACATGCTAGAAAATTGTCCTGACAAAAAGGTTAAAGTTATATTTTTGGATGAAGAGCTTTTAGCAGACAGCGTTATAGATTTCATTGACTACTACAGGCAAAAAGATTGGATTGAAATGTATTGGATAGCTGTAAAAATGGAAAACAGCAAATTCTGTATGGGGGAAAGCGAAAAAATCGTAATGTGGGATGAAAACAGAAAGTGGTTAAGGCCTATTCCTGAGTGGGCTATAACTTTACCTGAAGATGACAAGCGAGTATTTACTCAGCAATCTATGGATAGTATAGTTTACGAATTGTGCGGATTCAAAGGTAATGTTGCTTACATGAACGGAATAAGAGCTTCAGAGAGCTTAACTAGATATAGGTCAGTTGTGAATAAGTTGAATGAAAACTACATCAACGCATGTAGCGACTATAGGGTCAAGCTGTGTAAGACCGTCTACGATTGGGAAGAAGCTGACATATTTAAATATATTTACGACAATAATATTCCTTATTGTACGCAGTATGATTCTGCTCATATTGGAGGCGGAAGGCTAAGAATATCAACCCCGTTGCATGGAGAGGCTTCTAGGCAATTTGATAAGTGGAGAACCATAGACCCTGATTATTATCAAAGGCTTGTGGATATTTTTCCTGAAATGCAAATACAGGAAAGATATTGGAAAGAATTTGACAGAGGTGGTGCAGAAAGGAGATATTTACCACTAGGTCTTGAAGGTTGTTATTTATACATAAAAGAAAACATCAAAGATGCCAAAAGACATAATATGGCTATGAAAAGATATGTTCAATATAAAAAACTTAACAATTACGACCCGCTAGCCTACCCTCCTAGTTTGTTACTTTCACACTTGATTAGAGGCGTGCTACACAGAACAATTATTCCTTTGGCTAGAGAACAGCAAGGGAAAGAAAAACAGAAAATAGCTAAATTGCTAGGAGAATAACATGGAATTTAAAGACCAACCTATAGAAAAAATAAAATGGATTAAGGCAGAAACCTTAACAGCAAATGACTACAATCCTAATATTGTGTTCAATACTGAGCTCAAGTTGTTAGAAAGAAGTATAATTAAGACAGGATGGGTTCAGCCTATTTTGATATCTAAGGATAATGTAATAATTGACGGTTTTCATAGAGTACAGCTTTCTAGAGACAGCAAGGCTTTGAATAAAAAATTTGAAGGCTATGTTCCTTGCGCTGTAATGAATATTGACGTGGCTCAAGCAAAGTGTTTGACGGTTAGGATAAATAGAGCTAAGGGAACGCACGTTGCTGTAAGGATGGCTGATATAATTCAAGACTTACATGATAATTTTGAGTATGATTTTAAAAAAATAGCAGATGAGATTGGTGCTACTGTCAAAGAGGTTGAACTGTTATATGAAAACTCAATATTTAAAGCCAAAGACATAAAGAAATACAAATACTCTAAGGCTTGGAAGCCTGTAAAAAGGAAAAGTTATGATAGACCTGTTAATTAAAGATTATAAAAAGAAAGGCGTGTGTGTCTACGATAATTGGATTCAATATGGCAGATATTCAAGGATAGTTTCTAAAATACTACTAGGAATCTCGTATGACGGGGTCAAAAGAAATAAGATAGTTGCCAAAGATGACGTGGGGAAAAGAAGAAGATTTAAGGATATAGTTTTGCATGCCGACCATCTTATAGAGCATGCTCCTGAAATTTTTAAAATATATGATGAGATAAGAGAGTTAGCATCAGAGATAACCGGAAAAAGAGTTCTAATATCGCCTTTTGGAAAAAGCGCTATAACTGCAAAACTCTACAAAGGAGTAGGAAGCGAACACGGTTGGCATGTTGAAAGTAATAGTATAAGTGGCATTTTGTTTTTAACTTCAAACACAGACGGACCGTTAGAGTATAAATACAAAGAGGAAGATATTGAAATATTACCCAAGCAACAGAGTTTAGTTATTATGAGGGGCCATGACGTAATGCACAGAGTAGCGCCTATGCAGACTGATGAAACTAGGATGTCTGTAGTTTTTAACTTATACTTTCCTAATGATATTCAAAGACCTAAAAACTTAGACGAAAAGCACTACCAATAATGGTCGGATGGTACAAATCAAAGAACGGTAAGTGGTGGAGCCCGGAAGAACGCACTAAGGTAGGCGCTGAAATGAGAAGGCTTAAAAAAGAAGGTAAGTTTAACCCTGAAATGAAGTGTAATAAATGCGGGCAAACTGAAGGGATAATCCATATACATAATCACGACTACTCTCATCCTACAAAATATACTGAGGTTTTATGTTGGAGATGCCACATGATACACCACTTTGAACATAAAAACCCAAGAGAGTGTCAAATATATTGGCAGGAAATAATGGGAGGGAAACAATACCCTCCTGTACACAAACACAATATCATGATTCTTAAAGAACATGGAATAAAGGTAAAATTTAAATAATGGCTAGACCTAGAATTGCAATAAATTGGGAGGAATTTGATAAGCTTTGTGCTATTCATTGTACTCAGGTAGAAATAGCAGAATGGTTTGGTTGTTCTGTTGATACCATTGAAAGGGCTGTAAAAAGAGAGAAAAAGATAGGTTTTGCGGAGTACTATAAAAAGAAAAGCTCAAAGGGCAAAACTAGCTTAAGAAGAATTCAATTTAATTTAGCTAAGACCAATGTTACGATGGCTATATGGCTAGGAAAGCAGTATCTAGGGCAAACCGATTTGCCACAGCCTGACGAAGCAGAGTTACCTGATGGATTTGAAATCACAGAGTTTTAATGTCTACCCCCATCAAAATTCTTTTGTTAGCACTAAAGATAAATTTCCGGCTTTGGTGGCCGGTTATGGAGCGGGGAAAACATATTCATTTTGCCTGAAGGCGCTAGCTGAGTTAGGTAGAAACCCAACCAAGACAATTCTTTTAGCTGAACCTACGTATACAATGATTAGGGATGTGTTACAGCCTACTCTTGAAGAAATAATGGAAACGATAGGCTTTAGATACTCTTATAGCGCAGGAGCTATGACTTATATTGTTAGATGGAAAAGCGGGTACGGAAAAATAATAATGAGGTCTGCTGAAAATTGGAGAAGATGGGCCGGTTTAAATTTGGCAGGATTTGGAATTGACGAAGCAGGTTCTTTGAAGGATGATGGGGCTTGGAGGATGGGAATATCTAGACTAAGGGATGGCCATCATTTGACAGGATGGACAACAACAACTCCTGAAGGATTTAATTGGCATTACACTTATTGGAAAGAAAGACCTCGTAATGGATACAGGCTAATACATGCGAAATCAACTGACAATAAACACCTGCCTCAAGAGTTTATAGACAGCTTGTACGACAACTATGATGAAAAACTAATTCTTGCATATTTGGAAGGTCAGTATGTAAATTTGCAACACGGACAAACATACTACATGTTTGATAGAGATAATAACTTAGATGATAAAATACAATATAATCCCAACCTACCCATTAGAGTCGCAATCGACTTCAATATCGACCCGTTGTGTGCGGTTTTATTCCAACTGTATGACGAGAAGCCGAAGGTTAGGGTTTTCGATGAATTCAAGCTCCACTATGCAGGGGGGCAAGATTTAATGACTCAAAGAATGGCAAGTGCGATAAAAGAAAAGTATAAAAACAAAAGAGATTTTTTCTGTTATCCTGACCCTGCGGGGCAAGCCCATTCAACGAAGTCGCAGTTTACTGACCATGATATATTGAGAAGGGCAGGGTTTTATTTAAGATTTAAAAGACAGGCTCCAAGCATAACCGATTCCGTCAATGCAGTAAACAACGCAATGAAGACAACTAAGATAAATCCTAAATGTGTTGGAATAATAAAAGACCTAGAGCAAGTCTGTAACAAGGATAATACTAGGCAAATTGACAAAACGAATAAAAATTTGACGCATTTTTCAGATGCTTTTCGTTATGCTATAGATTACGAGATGCCTGTAAGGCGACCTGTAACAACTACCATTATATCGTAGAGCTTTTCCTTTGACGAGAAAATTGTAAAAACAATAACAAGGAGATAAAGCCAAATGATAATATTCTCAAATGCCAAAACGGTAATTGATGAAGCTATACAAAGACTTAAATATGATGCAATAGAAAAGTATCATAAGAGTAGGGATATGCTTATTGACTACTACACATTCAATCACACAGAAAGATATATAGCAAAATATTTTAGCCACAATTTAAGGGAAGAGATTCCTCTTTATCCGGTCAATATGACTAGAAGATTAATTAGTCGCATTTCTATGGTGTACAAAGAAGCACCTATCAGGAATGTAGATAGCGATGATTACTTTAATTTGATAAGAAAAGGTCGTAAAGACTTTGAATTAAAAAAATTAGAAAGATTGCATAATTTAATTGGAACAATGGCTCTTAGGGTTCATTGGAAAGAAGGTATGGGGCTATGTTATTACCCTATAATGAATTTTGAACCGGTTTTTGATGAGAACGACTCTATGAATCCAATGGGAATTGTTTATGCTGTTCCTAAGGCAACAGGCTCTAGATACCAAGTAGGAGAAGGAGATACTTATGTGTATTGGTCACACGACGAGCACTTTATGTTTGACGATAAAGGAAATATTATAAGTATTAATGATAATGATGTAAATCCCTACGGAACAATACCTTTTACGTTTCTGCAACCGGCCTCTCAGATAGATGAGTTTTGGAATGAAGGGGAGGCAAGCGATATAGGAATTGCTAATACTGAAATAGATATAGCTATGACTATGTTGCAACACCACATAAGGTCAGCGGGGGGTCAGTACGTAATAGAGGGAGTAGTTGATACGAAAGAAGTTCGTTTAGGTTTAAATAAAGTGGTGGCGCTTGAGAATGCCTCAATGAACAATATATCAAACTCTGTTAATATCAATGAAATAATTGAAGGGATTAAATTTCAATTACAAAATGTAGCGCAGAACCATCATATTACTTTTGATTTTGGCTTATCAGGAAGTAAATCAGGAACTGCCCTTAAGATAGAAAACCTTGAGTTGATGGAAGCAAGGGAAGATGATGCTGAAAAGTTTGGCTTCTTTGAACACGACCTTTATAACTTAGAGAGAAAAATTGTTGAGGTTGAAACCGGAACAGTTCTTCCTGAAGAGTTTAGTGTTGATTTTGCTGAGATGGATTTTCCTGACATAGAGAGAGAGCGAGAAGAATGGGATTGGAAATTCAATCATGGCTTAGCAGATAAACTAGACTATTTAATGGAGAAAGACCCTGATAAGTTCCCTGATAGAGAATCAGCAGAAGCATATATGACTGAGAGGAAAAAGTCAGAAGTTACAATTAAAAAACAGGCTGACGTAAAAGAGAATATCTTCCAACTAAGGAGAAATGGTGGCTAATATAATAAATAAATATCTAGACGAAATAGATGTTTTGAAGGAACAGATAGACGAC